GCTTTCTCAGCTTCAGCGGCAGCAACCTTTTCCGCTTTCTCAGCTTCACGTGCAAGGCGCTTTTCTTCCTTACTATGTGCGGAGGTAGCCTTCTTGAATTCAGCTTTGGCGGTTTTTAGTTCCGCACGCTTTGCAGCAACGTCTTCTTTTTCTGCTTCGGCGTTAACCAGTGATGCAACTTCGGCTTCCAGGTTTTCAACGGCGCCCTCGGCATCAACGGCGGTATTCTTCAATTCGTCCAGCTTAGTGGTGTCCATGGTGTTCTCCAGTTATCAAAAGGGTCTTTAAAAATGCGTTCATTTGTGAACGAGAGCGCAATGTAACAGTCCTCGTCCCCTATTGCAACTCCTTTACACGGGGACGCGAGCTTTATGCCAATTGCCTAACTCCGAGCTGGAGCTTGCACGCTTTATCGCTTCTTCAGTTTCAAGCTTTCCCATAACATCTTTCCGTACAGCAAGAACTTCTTGCTTCGCGGTAGGCTTACCCGCTGCTTCCCACATTGCATCCGCGTACTCCCAGATGATTGCCTTCGCTGTGACACGTTTGGGTGCCGATGCAGGGTTCCCCGCTACCTTTGCATTGACTACAGGGGTTGGCCTTGGTGTGGTCACTGTGGGGCTCGCACGCTTTGCAGTTAAAGCGGGCAGCTTGTTGGCCTTTGCGTTTTGTACATCCTCTTCGCGTTCCTGTGCTGTTTTATACGGGTGTTCAAACAAATCCGCCTTGACAGCGGGACGAGCAGCACGGCGCACATACACCCACTTCCGTTCATCCTCTTCTTTAATAAGCGAGGCCTGTCGGTCGGACTCAAGTAAATCAATGTCCGATGTGGGAATGCGTACAATTACGTCATGTAACACCTGCAACACCTGCACACGTTTAAGGCTTGGATCCTTGTTCGTAATGTTGCGGTATAGCATACCGAGTTCCATGTCGGTGAACGTCTTTAGTGCAATCGCGTCAGCTATATTAAAGATGCAATATGCAGATTGGCGACATTCTATCCAAGCCACGTTTGCAATAGCATGGATGTCCCGATGCTTATGCAGCAATACCATTCGGTCCCTATCAATTAGAATATACATAATACCTCCAAAGTAACTGGCGGGCACAGGGCCCGCCTTTTAACTGGTCAGGGTTCGGAAACCCTTTTACTTTTGGCGTCCAGTCAAACCGGTAAACTTTCTCCACTGGTACATTTCGATAATAGAGTTGTTCTCGTTCCAACCATTTTCACGCGCGGCTGCTTTCATTTGCTTAGGCATTGGAATAGCACCTGAGGCGTAAAAGCTGTCACAGTAGTCCCAAATCGCGCGGCACTTGCCACCAGCAGAAGGGCGGATAATACCGTTCTGCTCTGGACGGTCCTTCTCAATTTTGATACCGGCACCCGCTACAGGTAGCTCGCGCACCTCACCAAACTCTTCACCGCAACCTAGGCACAACCATTCGTGAGTGATTGGTTCAACTTCCTTCTGGTCCTTGTGCGACTCCAGCATGTTGTCAAAGTCTTGCAAGCCATTGTCCAAATGGATGTTGCAGTGTGGGCAGTGGGAGTGACCACACAGAGCGATAAATTCCTTGTCCAGCTTGCGTTCAGCTGCAAGCTGCTCTTCCCGTGCTGCACTTACACCAACACGCTCAGTCAGGTAATGCGGGTAGAAACCGTTTTCCTTGTCACCTTCGATTGTGAAGTATTGCGCTTCGTTTGCTTTAACTTCCGAGATATCGATGTTGCGCTCTGCTGCGACTGCTTTTACTGCTGTGCGTTTCGCGTTGGACTTGTTGGTGTAAGTTTTCATTTGCAGTACCTCTAGGTCTTTTGGGCGTTGTGTTTTAACTACACATGAACCCAGTATAGACATCCTTGTCATAGATACAACCGGCTTCGACAAAATAATTTAAAATAATTTAAAAGGGAACCTCATCCTCCTCGAACTCCTCCGCTACCTGTGCAGCGTCCGCCGCGCTCCACTTGGCGGGCAGGGCGCTTTCGGTGGTGGGGCGGTCGGGTGTGCTCTCCTCTTTTCCAAAGTGAGTACCGTCGAAACAGTGCGCCATAATTTCAGGGTACTTCTTATTAATCCAGATTCGTAAGCTGGTACAGGTGGAAAGGAGCGCACTGTGCTCCAGCGCTTGCTCCGTACTGGTTGGGAAGCCCATTGGTGTGCGCTCCTTCCACCAGAGCTTCGCTTTGTGCAGTGCGAACCCCTCGTGCTGGAAGCACACGTACTCGTTGAACATACGCAACCCCGTATAGTAGGTCACCTTCATCATCGGGGGCTTACCCTGCTTTGTGTGCTCGGAGTATGTAATGTGGTCAACCTTAAATTCTTCCACTACAGGCAGATCCGTTTTAATTAGTTCCTCAGTCCCTGCACCCTGCTTGAGCTTGGTTTGGAAAATAAATTCGTGCCCGCACACAGGACAGTGCCTTGCGCTTGCGTGTACCCATGTGTCGCATACCTTGTTGTATGCGTCGATCGCGTCACATAACTTAATAGGCGCGTCACCTTTCTTGGTACCTTTACGCGGAGGAAGTACCGGATCGTTAATGGGCCCCAGGCGCTTTGTGTTACCTCCGAAGTCCAGCACCAGGCAATTCTGTTTTGTACCGTTAGCAATAGCAGCGAGCCTACCTTCTACGTGGGTAAGGTCAAAGCCATCAGCGTACACTGGTCGCGTTCCCCGCCCTAGCATCTGCACCCAAAGGCCTGGGCTGCTAGTAGGTCGCAACATAAGGATCAGGTCGATGGGCGCATGGTCAAACCCTGTTGTCAAAACATTGTTGTTAACCAGTGCGCGAAGCTCCCCTCGCTTAAACTGTGCGATCGCTTCGTCCCGTTCCCCGTTGCTCATCTTGTGTTCTTTGTTGCCACTGTGTACAGCCTTGGCAGGTACGCCCATGGCATTAAGGATTTCTGCTGTGTGTATAGCGTGCTCAACCCCTGCTGTAAATACCAGCCACGCCTGGCGGGTTGCACCTGCTTCTATTGCTTCCTTTACAGCGGCTTCAGTTATCTCATACTTGTCGACAGCATTCTGCAGCTCCTTGGCAATAAATTCACCGCCTCGCTTAGGAACCCCGTCAACGTTTAACATTAACGTCGTTTTCTTAGGTATTAGCGGGGAAAGATAACCTTCCTCTATTAGCTTGTTAAAGTTAGCGAGCGAGGTTAAGTCATAGCAGATGTCAGTAAACAATGAACCCTTCTCCACAATCTCGCCATGGCCGAGCCTGTAAGGGGTTGCAGTAAAACCAATGATCTTGAGGTTAGGGTTATAGGCGAGCAAGTCATTTATGAATTTGCGGTACATTGTGTCGTCGCTTGGGCTAACAAGGTGGGCCTCATCAATTAGCACGAGGTCAATATGTCCGAACTCGCTTGCACGCTTTGCGACTGAACCAATACCTGCAAAGATAATGTTGTTATATACATCCCTTCGGTTAAGACCGGAACTGTATATCCCGGCGGGTGCAGTTGGCCATATGTCAAAGAGTCGTTCGTGGTTTTGCTCAATAAGCTCTTTTACGTGCGTCAACACCATTACGCGTTGATTAGGAAACTTCTCAAACACAGTGCGAACAAACCCACCAATGACAAGGGACTTCCCTGTACCCGTAGGCATGGCCACAATAGGGTTTCCACCCTTGGTTGCAAAGTATTCCCAGATGGACTCTACGCCCTTCCATTGGTAGGGTCTAAATCTCATTGTAACCTCACGAAATGTAGGGGTCCGCATTTTGCCAAGGGCGGTTAACGGGTTGGCGTGTTTTACCTGTGTATCGGTACTCAGCAATAACTTCCAACGCCTTTTGCATAACCAGAGCACCAGACTCCGCTTGCTCTTTTTGATCGCGTAGCACTTCAAGCCTTGAGTTTAACACTGCAATAAAACTATCCTTTGCGGCAGTGTTTTCTATTAAGTACGAAAGCTTCAATGCCAATACTTTTAGCCTACCAGCGTCCAGTAAAGCGTGCCGCAGTGCGTTTTGAATGCGTTTAGTGGTTTCCAACATATAGTCGTCAGGCAGGAACTCACCTTGCTCTGCAAGCTCCAAATAAATACCAGCAATAAGGGCATCTGCATTTTCCTCTCTTGTGGGTTCGCTCGTGGTTGCACCGGTCTCGTCATACCGCCTGCGTGTCGCAGGGTTTTTCAGTATGCAATAGGCTTCATAAAGCTTTTGGAAGTTAAGCGTGGCATCAGGATCGTCAACATTCTTATCAGGGTGGAGTTTACCCGCTGCAACCTTATACGCCTTTTTAATTTCCTCGCTGGTTGCTTCGCGGGAAACGCCTATAATGTGGTAAAGATTATCCATTAGAACTTCCTTTTGTACATTGGGCAAGCTGCATACTGTTGCTCTTTGGTAATGGGTCCAAAGTTGTCAGCTTCCAGGTTTGTGCAGTGCCAGTGGCCGTCACCCTTTGGTTTACCGTGTACACACGTTCTACAGTTACGGGCAGGGGCTTTACCTTTATGACATACTGCATGATCATCACAAAACCTGCACTTCCACCATCCAGGTGATTGACTAATCTTCTCCGGTGGGTTTTCAGTCCATACCAGCTTAACGCCACGGTCAATATAAGCATCCGCAATTTCTGGGTTGAACGGTATAATTTCACCGTATAGCTTATCGTTGTTTTTATTAACGACCATGTAGAGGGCAACGGTTAAACCCATCTTCCTCATGTATACCTGCATTTGAACATAGTGCTCAAACTTGCTTTCCCTGCAACCCTTCTTCTCTATTTCCAGGAAAGGTTTTTCGGCGCTTGTTTTAAATTCGCATAACGCTTTAACACCTGCTTCCAGATCAGGGATGTTAACCACAATCCCGTCACCGCTACCGCCAAAGTGGCCTGCAGCATCATGAATACGAAACTGGTTTCCATTCTCGTCCTGTTGGTAAACTTCTGCACCTATGGTAAGCAGTGCAGCAATAAAACGGGCTTCCTCCAAATGTCCCCTGTTGAACAAGCGTAATAAGCGACCGTCGTGCTTTGCTTCCGTTGTCCAGTGGAAACTGTACCATATTTTCCGAGGGCAGTCTTGTCCAATACCCGATGCGCCAAGGTGCGAGCGGAAAGGGAATTCATCCGTCCTATAAGCGTCACCCATGTGGGGGATAACCTTACCGAGCCAACCTCTAAAAGCTGCACCCTGATCAGCTTGTATTGCTTCTTCAATTGCCAGGATCGTTTTTGTAGCCAGGTAGATGCTCATATTAACTCCTAAGGTAATTTGAATCTGTCCCTGCAAGGTGC